GTAGCTGTAATAGTACCTGCGAAAGTAGCGTTCTGTGAACTATTAATTGAAAGAGCTAAAGTTGAAGATGCTCCATCTACTGCACCTGTGTAAAACTCCATAGCTCCATTACTTCCACGAACTTCTAAATCATTTCCTGCAAGACTTATATTTGCTTTATAATCATTACCATTAGAGTGGTCATAAAACCATTCAAGTTTTGGTGTAGAGTTTTGTCCTCCTACTTGCAAGGTTGTAAGAGTACCTACTGAAGTTATTTGAGATTGTGCTGCGTCTACGTTAAGCGTGTTTGTACTTAGCGTTAAGCCTGTACCTCCAGCTAGTAAAGTTTTATTTATAGCTATTGAACCAGCTAGATGTGAATTATCTATTGATCCATCTATAAGTTCTGAACTGTCTACGGAATTAGCTGCGAGTTTTGCTGATGTAACTGCATCGTTAGCAATATCAGCAGTTACAATGGTTCCGTCAGTTATTGCTGCGGAATCAACGTGAGGGTCTATTAATACGTCTGCTGGAACTTTACCTATGTAACCCATTAGGTAATCTCCATAATTGAGAGTACAACGTCTAAAGCATTAGAGGCACTAGACTTAGCCTGTAGTGCGTCTGAAGCTTCAAGGACAATCTTATTGCCAGACATTACCTCAAGTGAACCTCCTTGTGGGATTGGTGCTCCTTTAACAATGTATACATCATCTGCGTTTTCGCCAGAGGAACTATCAGTAACAATTTTTACATCTGCTGTTATTGCACTAGCACTAGTATTAGATAGAGTACAACCTATAACAATAGCTGTCGTAGATGACGGTACTGTATAAACTGCAGATAAGCTTGTTGTATTATTTGCATCAGTTTTTAATTTAAAAGTGTTTGCCATATACTAGCCTAAAGCGATTGCTAAAGCAGTCGCATCTCCTTGAACATTGTCATTATCTGGAAAATGGCCCCTGGAATAAGAGGAACCATTATATTTAGCATAGTAAAGTTTTCCGTCACGGTAATTAATAGCAACTTCACCTGCAGCCAAGCCATTACTAGTTTCTGACGCATCAGAATTAACTGTAGGTGTTCCACCAGCACTTCCATCCTTTTTTAACTTGATAGTATTTGCCATTATTACTCCTAATCACTAAATGTTCCGCCATCAACAGTAGCTCCACTGATAGCTGTAAAATAACCTGTTGCAAATTGACAATCACCAACAGAACCCGATATTACACCAGTAGATTCAGATGCTACAGGAATATAAGTAAATCTATGAGAGTTACTATCATCCATACCAAAGAACATCTTTTTAGCACTACTATCGTAGTACTGTGCTAAGACACCTCTGTCTTTATTATCATCTGAACCTGGGGCAGAGTCTCCACCCAAAGTCATAATTGGATCATCTATTGTTATTGTTGTCGAATTAACCGTCGTAGTAGTTCCGTTAACTGTTAAGTTTCCTGTAACCGTTAAGTTATCATCAACTTGAACTGTTCCACCTGCTGAGTCTATTACAAGATTTCCACTTGAAGTATCAATCTCTCCATCAGCAGTAACTCCAACCTTTATGTTTCCAGCAGTTATACCAGCAACCGTAGGGCTTGAGCTTGTATCTATTGCAACAGTTGGGGTGGCTCCTTCGCCAGAATTGTTTGCTAGTGATATACCTGTACCAGCTACAAGACTTGCAACATATGAACCTGTTGTTTCTGTACCAAGAATAACTCCGTTGTCTTTGATAGTTACAACACCAGAACTTACAGCAAAGTTATCTGAATTAAACTGAGCTATACCCTTGGCACTAGTTGTACCAAATATATTAGAATCAGTTACATCAACTGCTACAGTTACTGAGTTGTCATTACTACCAGAAGCTATTGTTCCACTAACACCATTACCATAAGTAATATCTTGAAGTGTTGGCAAGTGGAATACTTCCACGCTACTATTATTATGACGGCCTACATACAGTTTTTTACCAGCTTGACTTAATGCAAGTTCACCACTAACTAATGAGCTAGGTGCACTTATATCAGTATTGCTACTATGGCGTTTAATCTGAATGGTATTAGCCATGCTTATCTCCTATTAAGTAAATGTTCCACCGTTAAGTGTAGAAGCTCCAGCCACTAGGACTTCATTCCAAGAGTCTTCGTCTCTAACGTAAAACACATCATCATCTGTATCATAAAAAAGGTCTCCCTCATTGATACTAGAACTTGGTGCTGTTGTAGCTGCAGTTACTCCCTGCATTGGCAGATTCTGTACAATTTGATCTGCAGTTCCGTTATCAATATAAAGATTACCATCGTCACCTTTAAAGACAAGCTTTGTATAAACATCTTTAATCTTATTTGGTGCTGATAAAGTTCCCATTAATGCTCACCTGATATTATTAATTCATTAAATGTTACTGAAGCAATACTAGTATCTGTAAAATTTTCAGAGCCTACTGTTATTGCTGTATACGTAGGAGCAGATATATTACTCGCTGCACTCAACGTAGGAGCAGTTGGTCTAGTAGATGATGTATAATTAAAATCATCTGGTGCATCTTGAGCTGTAAAATTATCAGCACTATATGAATTAAAATGTTGACCATCGCCAAGCTCGCTAAAAGCAAATCCAATATCATCCCATTCTGCTAGACCAAAATTATTAGTTGACCAGTCAAATGCTCTGGTGTTTATTGCCATTAATAATCCATTCTTTTTACTAGTCCCATTCTTTCTGCAAATCCAGTATTGCCATCTTCATCTCCCCTTTGTCTAAATATATCAAATCTCCCACCTTGAGCAGTTCCAAATCTATTAGTTCCACTTCCTCTTCCACCATATCTTGTAGGCTCTTGTCTTTGAGAAGAATCATATGTTTCAGGCTCTTGTCTCATACTGGCATTATATCTTGTAGACCTATCTATTGGGTTATTATCTACTTTATCTGTATCTCTATTTTCTTCAGTAAACATATTAGATGGGCCCATTTCCATTTCATCTGTTTGTCCTTGTGCAAACCTAAGAGCTCTCATTGTATTTTTACCAATCATTCCGTCTTCAGTTAAAGCTTTTCCATCAGCTCCTTTTATACCTGCTGCATTCATAGCTTTTTGCATTTGCAATACTTGTTCATTATCTGATGGATCAAAATCTCTCATCATTGATTGAGTAAGACCAAATCCTGTATTTTTAGCAATTCTTGATTTATCAGCAAAATCAGCACGAGGTGATGGAATATCCGCTCTTTCTCTAGCTATATTAAACTGGTCTTGTCCTGTAGGAAGAGCTTCACCCGTTTGCATTCTTGCCTGAGGATTAACTGCTTCTGTTATTCCAAGGTTCTTGCCAAGCATTCCAAGGAATCCTTTCATTCTTTCATTCATAATATACTCCTTAAAAGTCTACTGGTTTAATGTATTTAACTGTACCAGCTCTAGCACGATAAGCGTAATTCCTACCTTCTCTAACTCCTTTTTCAAATTTTTCATGAAAATATTGAGCCAAAGGTAACTGTTCTGGTTTCTTTTCATAGCCAAGAGCTATTGCTTTTGCAACTATGTAATCATGAAACTGACCTGGAAAATCACTAGTAGCTGTCCAAGAAAAACTGTTGCTGTTAGGCTCAGTAAATTGAGTAGCTTTTTTATAATAAAATAAAGTAATTTTCTTACCATGTTGATTAGAATCAGGAGAGTAAAACTTTTCTGCTGCAGGATCATATTTAGCTATACCAATAGCATCTCTTTCTGTCCACCAAACCCATTTATTAGTAGCATATCGTTTACTGTAATTGTCTACATAGGTTCCAGCCATTAAGTCAAATCCCTTCTTACTGGTCTTCCAACCAATTTAGGTATGTTAACATGGTCTGTAGTGCCATCAGCACCTTCCATGTCAACTGATTTTATTTCAAGAATTGATTCATCTAAAGCATAATATCTTTGTGCATTATTGCCATCTAAATCAAATTGTGTAGCTCTTTCAAGCATTCTTGTTCTTTGACTATACTCTTCTTGTGATATATTTAACATCTTAACTATTTCAGTTACGCCAAGATCAGAATGATGTTGTTGTACTAGTTCAACCATTTCTTTAAGTTTCATCGCCTAACTCCTTCTACTGTTGAATCTGTAGCTCCAGGAGACATATAAGGTGCCATAAATTCAGCTAGTTCTGATTTTACTACTTGATACTGTCCTTGTAGCCACTGGTAATCTGTGGTTAATTTACCAATGACGGTTGTATAAAGACTAATCTTTTTTTGAAGATTAGCGTTCCATTCTTGTAATTCGTAATT